TATCCAGCACCGCCAGGCCGAACAGACGCTCGTCACCCAGCACCGCTGCGATCAGGTTATCCCGACGCTCATCCAGCAGCGCTTCATCGCTGACCGTACCCGGCGTGATGATCCGCACCACCTGACGATCCACCGGTCCCTTGCTGGTAGCCGGGTCGCCGACCTGCTCACAGATCACCACCGACTCGCCGAGCTTGACCAGTTTCGCCAGGTAACCTTCCGCGGCGTGGTAAGGAATCCCACACATCGGAATCGCCTGACCCGCCGACTGCCCACGGGCGGTCAGGGTGATGTCCAGCAATTTGGCGGCCTTCTTCGCGTCTTCATAGAAGATCTCGTAGAAGTCACCCATGCGGTAGAACATCAGCTGGTCAGGGTGCTGGTTTTTCAGGCGCCAGTACTGCTGCATCATTGGCGTGTGGGAGGACAGATCAGAGAGCGCTTTATTCATCGGATAATCAGGCAAATTCGTTGAAAGGTGTAGGGCAAAGGAGGGGCATCGGCCCGGCTTTTCCGCGATGGGCGCAAGGTTAACATGGGCGGTCCACCCGACGCAGGCATGAAAGCCCTGCGATACGTTTCTTCTGTCTATGCACGGCATATGCGCAATTTATGCAATTTGGCATTTGTCTTCCGCGAAAAGAACAAGCACTATGCGCTTTATGCAAAAACGCAATGTTTCTACCGTACTAAGAGCGCTGCTCGATCAGCACGGGATCTCCCCCACGGAGCTTCACCGTCGCACCGGCGTGCCTCAATCCACTCTCTCGCGGATCCTCAGCGGGAAGATCGTCGATCCCTCGGATAAACACATCTCGAAGATCGCCGAGTACTTCGCCGTGAGCACCGACCAGTTGCGGGGCCGGGCGGATGTCGCGCCGGCAGCCAGCACCGGGCGCGATCAATTGCATTCGGAACTCAAGGACATAAGTCTGTGGGACGACGATACGCCCGTCGATGATGACGAGGTATCGGTTCCCTTTCTTCGCGAGGTTGAATTGGCTGCAGGATCAGGAAGGTTCGTCATCGAAGAGAGCGAACGCTCTAGCCTGCGCTTCGGCAAGCGGAGTCTGCGCCACAACGGCGTGCAGTTCGACCAGGCCAAATGCGTGACGGTGCGCGGCAACAGTATGTTGCCGGTGCTGCGCGACGGCGCCACCGTTGGCGTCAATGCCGGCAAGTGCGGGATCGGCGATATCGTGGATGGCGACCTTTATGCCATCAACCATAACGGCCAGCTGCGGGTGAAACAGCTTTATCGCCTGCCTACCGGGATACGCCTGCGCAGCTTCAACCGCGATGAACATCCGGACGAGGACTACACCTTCCAGGAAATCCAGGAAGAGCAGATTGTCATCCTCGGTCACGTCTTCTGGTGGGGCATGTACGCCCGTTAACCTCACCGCTGTCAGATAAAACCCGCCACCGAGCGGGTTTTTTTTCGCCTGCCGAAAGCCGTCAGCGCCTTTGCCTGCGGGACGTTCATGCGTCTGTGCATTTACAGCGCATAAATAAATGCATTGATGCATTGACTGTATATGCATCTATGCATATTCTTTGTCTCAAGCAGCTCAAAAGCAGCTCGAAGCAAAGCTCTTTAGTTCCACCACAAAGGCAGCGATGAACCGGCCTCAACGGTTCAGAGGGTTGGCAACTGACCCGGGTGTGCAGCGTAAAGCACCATAAGCAGTTATCCGGCGGGCAGGGACCGCGGTCGGAAAAACAATATGAATGGACTCGTACCGCGCCAGTAGCGCCGAAAGGTCGACGCGAAGGACCGCATTACTGAAAAGCCCGGTTAGTGCCGGGCTTTTTGGAATGCCCACCTCGTCCGAGGTTTATCAACCTCAACTACAGAAAGGATTCGGCAGAAGCCAGGAGGCATCTCGATGATGAAAGATTGCAGATGTGGGCAGTGCAAAAGACTTCTCGCCCGAGTGGGTGAGTACACCGAGCTCCAGATCAAATGCTCCCGATGCGGGACATTGAATCATGTGAAGACCGCGAGTCTTGAGCGATCGCCATTGAGCGACATGAAAGCGCAATCCAGCGCACTAAACCATTTGACTCAATAGGTGATAAACATGGCAGGACCACTAGGACCACCCCGTATTCAGTTCACAAACAATGGCAGCCCGGTGTTGCCACCGCGCAACTCGATGAGCCCGGGTCAGTATCTCGAGTCGCCGAGCAAGCGATTCAAACTGCTGCTGCAACCGGACATGAACCTGGCGCTCTACGATAATGGCGCACTGGCCTGGGTGGCTGACAGGAACGCTTACACGGACACCCTCAATCCTGTAGCAGCGGTGCCTAACTGTTTCTACGTGTATTACAGCGGGGTTCTTGTAGACCATACCCGTAACCGTTGCTGGGCGACGGTCAATACCACGGCGGTGGACAGTATCGAGGCAGCCGCGAATCGCACTTATCTTCAAGTGCAGGACGACGGCAACATTGTGATCATCGACTCGCAGACGCTCTGGAATGGTACTCCGTCAATTCCCGTCGTGACCGGAAGCTCCGCGGTCATTTTTCCGGGGCCATCCGAGTTGGTCAGAGGGCAACCTTACTTTGCCGGTGACGGCGCCATCATCTTCCAGGGCGACGGCAACGTTGTGAACTACGGCCCGAACTGGAGTGTTCGCTGGGCCAGTTACACGCAGAACAAAGGCGCGGTGAAGGCGGTGTTCCAGGCAGACGGCAACTTCGTTGTTTATGCAGCGAATGACGTTCCGCTTTGGAATTCGGGAACCGCTGGCCGTCCGGGGGCTTCGCTGCGCCTTCAACCCAATGGCAGCCTGGCGATCGTCCAGGATGTGCCTGTCTGGGCGCGTTTTGGCTATACGCCGATCATTCGCGCTCGAAAAATCTACTACCCGGACACCACAAGTCCCGAGCATAACGGTACTGCACCGTATCCAACTTACGGTCATATCGGTTGGGAGTTTTAAAGGTAGAGCCAAGGACTCCCTGCCAGGTGGCAGGGAGTTTGTTTTATTGCACAGGACTTTTTCTATGGGCCGTTCACCCCCCAGGAGGCGTGACATGACAAACGAGCAACAAGCGTTGCTGGACATGCCGATCTGGCTCGTCATCGTCCTCGCCCTGGTGGGCGGGGTGTCCGGCGAAATGTGGCGCGCCGACAAGGAGGGCGCCCGGGGCTGGTCCTTGCTACGGCGCCTGGCCTTGCGATCCGGGGCCTGCATGGTCTGCGGAGTTTCGGCAATCATGCTGCTGTATGCCGCCGGCGTGTCGATCTGGACGGCTTGCGCGTTCGGTTGCCTTACGGCGATGGCCGGGGCAGACGTTGCCATTGGCCTTTATGAGCGCTGGGCGGCCAAGCGGATTGGCGTTTGCGAAGTGCCGCCGCGAGATACCCGCCAGGATCACTGAACACCAAGCCCAATGGAATGGCGAGCAGCGGTGCCGACCGGCATCCGACCTGCAAGGACGCGGGTTTCCCAAAGCCAGTACCTTTCACTCAAACCCGCACTCAAGCGGGTTTTTTATTGCCTGGTGAAAACACCATGAAGATCACCCCGCTGATTTCGCAACTGCGTGATCACTGCCCAACCCTCGCCAATCGCGTGGCTGCCGGCATCGACCTCGAAACGCTACAAGCCAATATCCCGCTTTCAACTCCTTGTGCCTACGTGGTGCCGATGGCCGATCTGGCGGGCGCAAACGCGGCGCAAAACGTTACGTGGCAGACCATTCGCGACCGCTTCGAAGTGACCCTGGTGCTTGACACCTCCGACGCTACAAAAGCGCTGGATCTGTTGCACGACCTGCGGGCTGAACTGTGGCGGGCGCTGGTGGGTTTCAAGCCCGGCAGCGACTACGAAGCCATCAGGTACGACGGCGGCGAACGGGTTTCCATCAACAGCAACCGCGTGCTGTATCGCCTGCGCTTTTTTGCCGAGTTCCAGCTCGGCCGCAATCTGCCTGGTCAGCCTGCGGAGAGCTGGCACGAACGTGAACTGGATGGCTTGTCGTCCTTTACCGGGGCCACCGTGCGAGTCGATGCGATCGATCCGGCGGACCCCAATCTGAAACGCCCAGGCCCCGATGGACGCCTGGAACTGACTTTCTCTGGAGACGTAACCCCATGAGCAAACGCATCACCGTGCTGCCGGCCCCAGGCCGCGCCGTGCCAGACCCTGAAGCGGGCGATTTGTTGCCCCTCGAGGGCCGTGAAGTGCCGGACAACGCCTGGTGGCGTCGACGTCTGGCCGATGGCGATATCACCACCAAAGCCGTGAAAGCGGCAAAACCACAGGGAGCCAAATAATGGCGATCGGATTCAGCAACATTCCCGCGGACATTCGTGTTCCGCTGTTTTACGCCGAGATGGACAATTCGGCCGCCAATAGCGCCTCGTCGGCCATGCGCCGTTTGATCGTGGCTCAGGTCAACGACAACATTGCGCCGGCCGAGGCTGGCAAACTGGTGTTGGTGTCCAGCGTGGCGCTGGCCAAAAGCATTGGCGGCCAAGGCTCGATGCTCGCTTCGATGTATGAAACCTGGCGCAAGACCGACCCGATCGGCGAGATCTGGTGCCTGCCGCTGCACAACACTGAAGGCAGCATCGCCAAAGGCGTGTTGACCCTGACCGGCGCGGCCACTCAAAGCGGCGTGCTTAACCTGTACGTGGGCGGCGTTCGTGTTCAAGCGGCCATCGTCAAGGGCGCCACCGCGGCTCAAGCGGCCACCGCACTGGCGCTGAAAATCAACGCCTCGGCCGATCTACCGGTCAGCGCTGCAGCCGTTGAAGGCATCGTGACCCTGAGCGCCAAATGGACCGGCGACAGCGGCAACGACATCAGCCTGCAATTCAATCGCCTGGGCAAGAGCAACGGCGAAGAAACTCCGGCCGGCCTGACCACGGCCATCACCGCCATGACCGGCGGCGCTGGTGTGCCGGATCAGGTTGCAGCCGTGGCGGCGCTGGGCGATGAACCGTTCGAGTTTATCTGCATGCCGTGGTCCGATCTGAGCACCCTCAACACCTGGCAAGCCGTCATGGATGACAGCACCGGTCGTTGGTCGTGGGCCAAGCAACTGTTCGGTCATGTCTACAGCGCCAAGCGCGGCACCATTGGTACTTTGGTCGCTGCCGGCCAAGCGCGTAATGACCAGCACATGACCCTTCAGGCGCTGGAACCGGGCGTACCGCAACCGTTCTGGGTTCAGGCCGCTGCACTGGCGGCGCGCACGTCGGTGTTCATCTC